TGGTTACAACCCGCCAAATTTGGTAGATTACGAATGGAATCCCGTAACTAAACGTTATAATAAAAAATGTGGCCCTGGTAAAGTACGTAATCCTTCCACGGGTAGATGTGTATCGGATGGTTCGGCAAAAAGAGGAAGAGCATCGGGAACAAGAACTTCTAGACAGATTAAGGGTTATAAAGTAGAAATAGTTATAAAACCAAGGGGCGTTGATGAGAGAATTGATTTAACAGGTAAAAACCGCGCACACAATCTTAAAAAACTTGTAGAATATTACAGTCAACCTGAGTTACTACCTCGGTTAGAATACATATATGACATTGTTAATCCAAAGGTAACTAAAAGAATAGTCGGAGATGAAGGCAGAATAGTTTTCAAATATGACCATCTAAATGCCGATGAAAACGAAGTTTCTACGGGTATTGACATGGCATTAAACCTAGACGACAACCGCAATTTCCCAATTAGAACAAACGGAGCGGGTAGAATAGTAGACATTGGGACGGGTGGCTCATATCCAAGTATACTCGATGAAGGTTTTATACCCAATTCAACTTTGTTGTCAGAGGCTCGCGGCGCCGAAAAGAAATGGAAACCTTTCTATTAAACTTTTTTGAAAACAAAAGCAAAATTTAAAAAACTACAGATTTGTTCTTTTTCAGTTAAATCGTAACGATATGTGTCATAAATTTCAGTAAAATTATTAATCCTGATAAGTTCAAGACCGCGATTTTTACACTTTTCAATAAGATGATCTTTATGAAGAAAGTATTCAATTGAAGCACCTCGGTATTCAAAATAAGTCTCTCGGGACGACTTAACCGATTTTAATTCAAATGAATACATTCCTTCGTCATCAGTTTGTTTAAGACACAGCGTGTCGTTTTCATAGTTTCCATTGTTTAAACTTAAAAGACTTGATATGACATCTCCATCTGCAGCAGTCCCTATGAAATACCCATTTGTTTTAAGTTTTTTAGAAATCATATTCAACGCGATGTCTATGTCATTTACGAAGTAATGAAAAGAAAATTGACACGATACAATATCATAAATTTTATTATTATCTTTAGAGTTTACTATATTAAGCGCAAAAGGGTCTATAGCTGAAATGTTCCAGAAGTAACATCTTGGCATATTAGGAAGATGTTTCATAGAATTGTATCTTTTAATAGCGCCGTCAAATTCATTTTTTTCATATATACTCTTATTATCGATGTCAAAACCTGTAACGTATTTAAGCTTTGCTTTGCTCCATTTCATTATGTCTCCACCTCTACCAACGGCGACATCTAAAAGACAATTTCCGTCGGTTTTTTTCTGGGCTTCAAAAATGAGCTGCGACTTAATCCAGTTGTGGAATTTGCGAAATCCTTCGAGAGATTCAGTCATAATTAATTCGGTTTACAATGTATTAATTATGAATGTACCTATACTTTATATTTTTTTGTAATAAATTTACTTAGAACTATCAAGTGTCATAATGGCCATGGCCGCGTAATTGTGGAGATCCATCAGGGTATCGCGCAATGTTTCATCCAGAACTTCAATTTCAACACTCTTTGACGTAATCTTAGAAAATCTTTGAAGTTTGTCTCCAATTCTTACTAGAACTCCTACTGTACCATATGTAGCAAAAGCGTCACCATAATCTGAATTTTTCTTAGCGAAAAGTTCGCGGCATTCTTTTTGAATAGCTTCGAGCTGCTCTACACGGTTCATTGTAGATATTTATAATCTACTCCTTTAAATTATTGCAAAAATTTATTATGCTTAAACAAATAAATTATAAAAATGTATCACAGTCATGAACTGTAAATGTGGAACTAAGGCTTTTTTCTTTGAGAAAACTACTCTAGATGGAACATTTAACGTATTTAAATGCGATACTCAGGAAACCAAAAAGAAAGGGAAATGTGATTTCTATCATTTACAAAAAATTAAAGAACCGATTGAGAAAATAAAAAATACAACTCATGTAACTGAAACATACCAAGAGGTAAAACCAAGAGAAACTTATATGAAAAATCTAAATAAGTACATACAACTTCTTAAAAATACTACCCACTTACCTAAAGAATATTCTACCAATTATATTGCAAATATCAATTACATTTTAAAAAGGTTGAATATGAGATTTTATTTCGAGGATACCGAAAGCATAAGATGCCTTGAAAAAAGAATTAATAATAATGAATGTGTATTAAATATATCGACCTATACAAGTGTTGTATATCCCCTAAAATTAACAGATTACCCCTTTGAATTGAGCGTGCCCCTGAAAGCAAACCGTAAAAAGAGGAGAAAGATTAAAACCAAAGCAGAAATATACAAAGTTGATCTTAAGAATTATATAGAAGAAGATGAGAAAGAGAAAGAGAAACAGGAAGAAGAAATAGATAATAAGTCGGACTTCAGTGAAGATTCAGAAGAGATGTCCGATGAAAATGACGATGATAAAACATTCGATGTAGACGACTGCAAATCTGATGTAGATGAAACTTTTGACGATACTGGAGCATTTAGCGATTAAATATAATTAATTAAATATACACACATTTATAATGATGTTATCAAATATATTAGATGAAAAAAGCCAGGTTAAAATAAATGAAGTAATAAACAAATACATTTTTCCATTAAAATGTTACGCTATTATACTAATTGTTATTTTATTACTAAACTCTTATTATTTATATAGGATTTCTGAAAACTTAATTAATTTAAAAAAATAATACAATACACAATTAAATGTCGGAACTACCTGTTACAGATCAGGAAATTGAATTTTTTAAAAAGGACGTCGGAGATTATAATGAAATTGATACACAAATAAAAGATCTTAAGAAAAAAATGAAACCTTATCAAGATAAAATCAAGGAACTTACTCAGAAAAAGAAACAGAAGCAAGAAGAAGTTTTAAATTTTATGTCTAGTAATAATCTAGATGTATGTCACGTGGGCGAAGATTCTAAACTAGAACTTAAAAATACAGAAGTTAGTAAACCAGTAACGAAGGGAGATGTGTATGATAGAATATACAAGTATTTTTCTGAAGACGTCGATAAAACAGGAGATATGGACGCACAGGGTAAGGCAAAGTTTTTACATGATTATATCTACATCGAAGGGCGCGAAAAAGTACCCACACAAAAACTAGTTTCTAAATAAATTACAATTAGAATGTAATAAAGTCTTTGTAATAGTTAATTATATCTAAGACATTAGTGTCTTCTTCGTATGCTTCATACTTTTCTTTTTCTAAAAGTTTCATGTAATTATTCATTGTAAGCGACTTAATCAAATTATTTTCAAGTTTAATCAGGCCTATATCTGAATTATACCTATCGGTTGTAAAACTTAAGACTGTTAAGTTCAATTCAGAATTTTCATTTTCATTGTACATAACCACGTAGTCTTGATACATCTTAAATGTATTAAAATGACCAAAACGTGATATATCAAATATAGTTTCATTTGTCTTTTTTTCTAGAATTTCTCCATTTTTAAGGAAGATCAAATATGACTTCATTCTATACTTAAACATGTATATTTTAAATAGTATTTTTAACCCTGGATATTTACAAAAATAAATTTATATAAAAAAATATTTTATATTGAATTATATTCAGTGATGACTCGGGCACCCGTTAACTGGACAATTGATATCAAAGAGAAAATTGATCAAGCTGATAATGAGAAACTATTGGAATACTTTCAAGTTTTAGATAAAAAATGGTCCGTTAACAGGGAAGGTAACCTTATAGAAACCGCATGTAAAAATCTTTGTATTACCGATTTAGAAGCAACTGATACATCTATTCTCTCAGTAGAGATGGAGAAGGCTATATTCGAAACTACTCTTTTGTATTTCAAATTTAAAAAATACATCCCAGATTTTGAAGACTATCAAGAACGTTGGAATAAGATCTACGAAGTAATTTTCTATTCTGAAAGGCTTATTCGTGATACTTATATTCTTTATCGTACAACTGATCCTAGTAGGAATTCGTTGTGTAATGAAGATCCAGATGTACTTTTTAAGTATGCTAGATTTACAGATGATTCTAAAAAAACACCTTATCAATGTCTTCTTTTATATCTACTTGAATTGTTTTCAGAAGAAGGTTTTACAAAAGCGGGTGGCAACTTGTATAAGCCCGTAATATATAAAAAATTTAATACACACGCGTGGAAAAAACAATGTACAATCAAAGACTTCATCTATCAAAAAACAGATCATAAAATTAACTTTAATCAGTGGAAAAACGCCACTGCTAATGGTACGAGTAATATCAATAATGCTGAAAAATACTTCAATGAATTTATTGGCCCCGAGTTGCCGGCCTTGAATAAAGATCGTCATCTTTTTGCCTTCAAAAACGGTAATTACATAACTAAATACAATTTATCAAAACCTGGAGAAACACCTGTCTACACAGACGTTTTTGTTCCGTATGGCGAAAGTCATCCTTACCTCAATAATTTGTCAGTCGCGGCGAAGTATCACGACGTAAAATTTGATAATTATTCCCAATACTCGGAAGATGATTGGTTTAATATCATGAGCCATTGTCCAACATTCAAAAGTCTTCTTGATTATCAAGAATTTACCGAGGAAGTACAGAAGTGGTTTTGTACATTTATGGGTAGAATGTGTTTTAACCTCGGAGATATGGACAATTGGCAAGTTCTATTGTATCTTCTAGGTCAGGCAGGCGCTGGAAAGAGTACTATCGTGATGAAAATTATTCAGAAGTTCTACGAAGAAGAGGACGTAGGAATCATAGCAAATAATATTGACGCTAAATATGGTATCAAACCCCACGTAAATAAGTTTATGGTACTCGCTCCAGAGATTGCTGAGAATTTTAAGATGGAACAGACTGATTGGCAGCTCCTTGTCGAAGGAGGAAGAAACACTTACTCAGAAAAATACAAATCGGATGAAACTATCAACTGGGAAGTTCCTATGATGATGGGTGGCAATAAAATTATGAGATATAAAAATAATTCGGAAAGTGTATCTCGTAGAACAGCGGTTGTTAATTTCTGGAAAAAGGTAGTAAACACTGATACAGATATTGATAAAAAACTAGCAAAAGAAATACCCAGTATTATGAAAATGTGTATCCGTGGATATTATCATACTCTTAAAACACATGGTAAGAAAGGTATCTGGAACATTTTGCCGCAATACTTTAAGGAAAATAAAGAAGAGATGGAGCAGACTACTAATTCTCTTCAACATTTCTTGAAATCTGGTAAGGTAGTATTTAATAAGAAGTACTACGTACCCCTAAAGGTATTTTCTCAGATTTTTAATGATCATTGCCGTGAAAATAATCTACCACGTGAACAATTTACAAAAGACTATTATATGGGTATCTTTACTAATAATGCCATTAAAGTTGTACAGCAAGGTTCAAGAGAATATCCTCCTAATTCTGGGATTATTCTCAAACGCACCACATTTGTGCTTGGTATTGATATTCCAGGCGACGACAACGAAATTCCTGAGGACGACCCCGAATGAATGTAATGTAATGTAATGTAATGTAATGTAATGTAATGTATTTCACGTTGAAACAACCGATTTAATTTGTTTATAATATATTAAATGTCGAAAGAAATGTTGCCCGAACTAAACACCGGCGGCGATTTAATGTTCAAGATTGGGATAGTTTCCGTAGTTGTAATTATAATTTATTTCATATTTAATTTATTTTCCAAGTTGAGAGAAATAAATGAAAAATTAGACTCTTTTTTAGTAGACTTGAACCCAGTCGAGACACAAGAACCTCCAAACGACCCAATTGAAGACATCACTGAGCAACCCGAAAATAAAGTGTCAAATGTAGATTTAACAGGTGTCGATAAAGATTTAACAACTATCGAAGAGTAAATATTAATTAGGACAACTGAGTATACTTTCATTTGTTACAAATGTATCGATCATACATCTATAAATTTTTTCATATGAAGCGATGTCATTTCCTCCCGTGATTATAACGCTCCCGGGTCTGAATACAATACATGACATCACTTTATGAGTATCTGGAATTTGCATTTTAATATTAACACCTGGGTATTTATTTGGGTTAAAAGAATATGTTTTGAGATAATTTAATTTACCCTGGTCTAAAATTTTACACAAATCAGTTTGTTTTATATGTTTATTTATCTTAAAGTCAGAATTTATCATGCATATTCTTACATTGGAAATATAAGGCGTTTCGCTATTAAAAGCTCCCAGTACATTGAGTCTTTTAAAAAGCTTTCTTATAGCATACGTCGCTGAATATGGATTAAGAACCCCCGCCAACTGAATATTTCCATTTGAGAATATTTTAGCGGAGACTTTTGGTTTGTTTTGATACTTGACGGTTATGTAAATATTAGCACAGTTATAAAATTGTTTTTTACCATTTTCATCACTATACTCCGCTATATACTTATCGGTGTCTATAACACTATTAAAAGAACAACATACTGTCATGGTAGAAATGTCCCATTTTTTAATTATATTAAAAGATGTATAATTTCCATCTTCATTGTTTCTAAAGTCATCAAAGTGTTTAAAATTTGGATGACAAATACAGTCTGTATATTGAGAACGCGGGTCGCAAATTACACAAGTTGTCATGACAAAATCGGTCCGTGTTCTTTATATACTATTTTGTTTCTTTATATAGTTATTTTTTGTAATTATTTGTCTCTAAATTCATTTATATTTTCTACTACATCTATGTAATCAATTATCAATTGTTTGTTTACTGATTTTTTACAAGCTTTTAATAGCGTAGAAGACATTTCTTTGGAATGATTGTTTACAAGATGTGTAAAATAAAATATAAACCTCGGAAGATAAAATCTATAAGTTTCTTCTAAATTGATGTCTTTATTATTAATATCTTTTATGATATCGTGTAAGCAGTAGGTAAGTATGTTAAAATCTATGTCCCTGACCATATCATCCGATACTATCAATTTATTTGTAGACTTTCTGTGATAATAAAGTATTAATTTATTTATTTCTTCGATTTTTTTATTGGATAATTTAATTCTAGTACAGGGGTCTCTGAAGTCAGACATCTTATTTAAATAAATTACAAATGTATCGAAATCGTAATAAATGTACTTAGTATTATTTTTAACACAAATCCAAGGATATCTAATTTCTTCGTGAGAAATAGGACACACTTCATTAAAATCCAGTTTTTTCCTAAAATTTTGCTGAATTACTCTTGCGGCCGAATAATTATTTAAGGCGTTCAAAAGAAAAGACTTAATATTTTTTTCATTTTTAATTTTATAAATTTTACATATTTTTTTTAAACACTTAACAGTTAAAATATTTGAATATTTAATCATCTAATTAATTATTATATCTTTTTATATTAAATTAAATTAAATGTGTATAAAAAAATACAATATAAAAACTAGAAATGACCTCTTTTAAAATATCCAAAAAAACAGTTCATACAGATTCAAGAACATCTATTATAGATAAACACGTTGAAACTATTAAAAAAATAGAAGACGACAAAAATAATTTAGATAAATATCGTTCAGAATTGGTGCTATTGGAAAAAACTAAGAAAAACTTTGAAAGTAAGAAAAATTATTCAGACGCTTTTAATGTTTCTAGAAAGATTTACGATTTAAAAGAAAAAATTCAAGAAATTGAAAACGATACACAATTGTCTGAATATTTATTCAATTCGATAAGTTTTATAAAGGAAATAGACAATAATGAATGTACGACAGTTGAAGATACTTCAGAGGATGGTATATTTAAATACATTTCCCTTGATTCTAAAAATAATAAGGGTGAGATGTATATAATGTATATGGAAAAATGTTTTCCATCGGAGACGTGTACCAGATTTGAAAGCAAGCGAACTAATATTTTCAGATGTCCAGATTGTAATAGCAAGACTACAGATGATGTATCATCAGGACTCACTGTTTGTTTTAACTGTGGACTAGCAGAAAAATCAAATATTTCAAGTCTTCCAGAATGGAATCATGCTGAAACACACGAATACGTCAAGCCTTACAGTTATAAAAGAACAAACCACTTTAAAGAATGGATAAATCAGATACAAGGACGTGAAGGAACTCTTATACCAACCGATGTCATAGATTTATTAATAATTGAAATTAAGAAAGAAAGATTAAGAGATAAATCTCTAATTACATACTCTAAAATCAAAGAATTTCTTAAAAAACTTAAACTTAACAAATACTATGAACACATTCCAAATATAATACATAAAATAACAGGCAATAAACAGTTAATTATTAATAATGAACTTCAAGAAAAATTAGTTGAAATGTTTAACGATATACAAGAACCGTTTGATAGAAATTGTCCAAAAAATAGAAAAAATTTTTTAAGTTATTCTTATACCTTGTATAAATTTTTTCAATTGTTAAATAAGGACGAGTATCTCATTTATTTCCCATTACTTAAAAGTAGAGAAAAATTATTCGAACAGGAAAATATATGGAAAAAGATGTGTACAGATCTAAAATGGACATTTATTCCGTGTATATAAATTTAGTACATTTCTATATTCGCTGTACTATTATTGTAAGACACTGTAGTTGTTCCTACACAAGTTACATTAATATAAGACTTCGGTCCAGCAAGTGTATTAAAGTTTATTCTAAGTCGAATACTATTATATCTATCAAGAGGTACACTAGAACCTGAGTAAGCTGTAGAAGCCAGGGGTATAACTAGAGAGCCTGTTCCATCTTCTTTGTCTACTCCATTGAATGTGTACCTGTTATAATTTAAACCTAAACATAATTTAGTTGCGAAGTCTATAACACTCGGTTCCACTGTTTTGTTATAAGAATATCCATTTAATTCTAAATTCATATCAGTGATGCATACACCAAAAGTTAACCATCCCGATACGATGATGTGTGATGCGTACATATTAAAGTTATCTAAATCTAATAGAAGATTTCCAACGTTATCTGCATCGAAGTATAAACTCTGTGTAATTTTAGGGACCTGTTTGATTCCTTTATTAAATTCTTCTATTTCGATTTCATCTAATTCAAATTGTTTACAATAAAGTCTTAATCTTTGAATTTCTGTTTTGTATTTTAATTTAAAGTAACCATTTACATTCTGATAATTGTCTCCAAGTTGAAAACCGTAATTATCCGCTAGAAAAGAATCTATGAAATAATTTGGATCTCTATCACAAGGCATTAATGTATTATTCATAAAATTATCAAAAACAGCGCTATTCATATCACTAGAAGTCAGTTCGTTTCCGATTACATTTTCAAGATTGTTGTAATAAACTTTAATAGACAATTTTTGGTCTTTGAGTAACCCAGAAGGAAATGAACCGCGCTCGGATACATTAGCAAAAGTTTCTAATTTAGAGTTCAGTGTTTTTGTAAACCCAGGGATCCACGTTGTTAACTTAGTGGAACCATTTTTATTTATTGTGCTGCAATTTTTTAATAATTTAGCATATTCTCCTGCCCCAAATTCCGTGTCTAGCAGTGCTTTGATATCATCAAAAGTAAGAGTTTGCCAAATTTGTGCTCCAACATGATACTCTATTCTGCTAAAAAGACGAAGAATAGATAAATTTCTAAGGAAAATACCTTTTAAATTTGGTATATAAGGAAGAATATCTGTTATTTTTGTATCTGCAGAAAAAGAAAGCGAATTTAATGTAGAATCATATTCCGATGACATTAAATTATTAGTTCCCCATTTTGTTGAATGTACACCGGTCCAAGTTTTTCCGTCCTTTGATATACCTATATTATAATTCCCTTCTCCCACGGCAATCCATAATCCATGTGCATGAGCAACATCAAATACTATATCAAATACATTTCCCGCGTCGGAATATGTCCAATTTTCAAAATCATCTGAATAAGATATTGGAGATAATACTCCTTTACCTGTCGCAAGATACCTTGCCGAGTTTAACCCTGTTATAAAGTTTTCATTTGTAACTTTTGCTATTTTGTAACAGTGACCTCTTGTCTTATTAGTTAAGGTTTCAGTCCCCAATTTAACGTGTTTAATAAATTTAGGATATTCTCCAGTTTCAGATTTATCTATAATAGGTATATAAGGATCTCTGTATGGAATTAAAATAAATCCCGAGTTAGAATTATATTCTACGTAATACATATCCTTAGTTTTAGGGGAATGTATAGTTGAAATTATATTTCTATTTATTCCATTTATTTCCAAATCAAATGGACGATTGAGCCATTTTTCCCTAACGTACCCTGAACCATCTAAATCAAAACTATTCCATGTTCTTTCAGTCTGCTCAGATTCTTTTATACCAGGGGTGTTAAATTCTACACAATTGGTAAAAGATAAATTACCCATATGGTCTATGTTTATAAATATTATAGCCATAACAAGGTTATCTATATTATTGTCCTCCTTTATGTAGCTAATATTAGTTAAAATAGATTTATTCCCGTTTATATCTATAGCTTCCATATTATTTACTTCATAAATAGAACTATTAGACGCCTGTGATGGAAAATTTTTATAAGTCCAATCACCTAGGATGTTATTTGTATAAGCAAGACAATAATTGTTCTTAATAAGATTACCACTACTATCGGATTGATATATTGGTTTACCCCCTACAAACCAATATCCATTATAAAAACAAACTGTATGTATTTCTTGAAAATTAAGTTTTAAACGCGTTTCAGAAGTCGGGGGGTAAAGTCCAAACCATTCGGGGTACGACACTTTTGAATAATATAAATTAAATTCATTTTTGCCTTTTCCCACTATAACAACCATATTATCAGCAAAAACAAGATCGTTTATTTTTTCGAATATGGTATCTTGCCACTGAAGCCACGGGGATCTCTCTGGGAAATCTGTTTCATTTTGATAACTATCTATAGGTACATCGGAATGCGACGGTGCGTATAATAACTTCCAAAAATATGAATTCGGTTCGTGAGCATATGATCTTTCCGAATCCAACGGTATAGCTCTAATAGCAAGAATACCGTATTTTTTCTCTCCGCGTGTATAGCTGCCCGAACAATATACGATATCCCTCGTCATATTTGTATCAATATAGAATCTTTCCATGTTAAAATTGTTTATAAAATCTTTTACGTTCTCCTGGTTTTGAGACCTCCAAACAGTATAAAGAGACTGTGACTCAAAAAATATTATATCGTCTGTATTACTACTACCTGTAAATCGGTCTTTGGTCTCTATAAGTGATAATGATTCATAATTTGCAAGTCCAGATTTGTTTCCACAAATGATATATGAATCACGCAATTTAATAATATCATTTGGTCTATAAAGTGTGCCCTGATTAATGAATTTAGAATTACCATCTCCATCAAGACGTACACTATAATTATCTATTATATAATTAGTTCTATCTGCGATAAGCTCTTCATCTATATTTACTTTTATACCTCCCCTTATTGAAATATCGTGAAATAAGCTTATACTTTTATATCTGTCAATTGTATTCGTTAATACTTTATGTTTTAAAGCCTGTTTTGTAGAATCATAAGTAAGTATAACATCGTGGTATCGATTATTCTTTGAAAAAAGTTCATTGATAGTATTGTTAGTATTAACTTCTCTCCAATGCACAGTATCATAAGAAATTAATAATTTATTAGTTCCAGATATTATCCAAGTATTTTCCAAGAAATTAACATTATTGTGCAAGTATTGTATCGTAGCGACTTTTCTAAAATTTAGATTTTTGTCATCATATGTGTATATCTCCGAATCTCCGGTAACATTTCCGTGTACTAAAACCATCTTTTTATTAGAATCTGTCTCTATAGTGAAGTTGCTACCTATGGAAAACTCTACATATGTATTACCGTCTATTTTAATAATTTCACTATTGTCGCCTACATAAGTTTGTCTAAATAATTGTAATCGGGTTTGCGTAGATGTAAAAGCTGCTATATATTTTATCAAATATGAATCCAATCTTTTATAACGAGGACTATCATAATATAATATTTCGTTAGTAGAGTCAAATATTGTTTCCGTTAGGACGCCCGATATTTTAATCTTTTCGTTATAAGTATATATAATATCCGAATTGATAGTCTGAACTGTTAAATTTGTTGATATTCTACGATTCTCAACGGTTGACCACGCGTGTGGATCAATATTGTGAAATGTATATACATCGAATTCATTTCTAATAGAATTTGCATAAGTTAAGGGACAGTTTGGAGGAATATTATCAATTATATGAGACATTTTAATAGCTTTTAAACTATAATTGCTTATTACATCTGGGCATATCTTATAATGATCTATATCCAATACACAAGATGTAACTGGTTTACCAGGCTCACGGCGAGGTGTCGTGGCCCCGGGTACCACTTCGATAGAAGTATCGTATATATTAAACGTTATACGTATATCTCCGCGCGAATTACTAACATAACCAGAGACGTATTCTATTTTGTATTTAGGGTCATCATAATGTTCTATATCAGCGTCTTTATATGAAATACCTAATGCGTTGTTTTTAATTACGGAAAATTTTACGGGGTGCCAGTTATATCCATCATTGTTAGATACAAACACAAATAAATTTGGTCTTTTCAAAACTTCTTCAATTGGAATACCACTAACTGGATGATTCGCTGTTATACTAAAATCTGGATCACCTGGCGTTCCCGCTGCTACCCATAATCCTTTGTCGTTATTGACTAAAACATTTACATTTGGAATATAATATTTTAAATCGTCCATTACACCCAGAGTTGATATAATTTTTTCACTGTACAATGGGTCTGTACTTAAAGATATATTTATATACTGAGCCATTTCGTTCGTCGCGCCTGGGGTCACATATGGAATGGATACGTATGCAAAATAAAAATATAATATATCTCCGCTTTTAATTCCCATGGTTTCGTGGTCTAGTTTAAGACTATCGGCAAAGTGAGGGACATTTGGGCTCTGCGCTCCATAAAAGTTATCATTCGAATTATTAACATATCCGTTATGGCTTCCACCTTTGACCAAGGATGCATAGTAATTACCAGTATTTATTAGTTGCGTATAGAAGGGATCTAATAATTTTTTAATTTTAGTTTTTAATTGTCCAAGTGTTATATAGTTTATTGGATTATTTGAGTCATATGCTATTAAACTTACAGTACGTCTTTTAGTACTATCGTTTCCCAGAAACAACGGGATAGAAACATATACAATCTTGGGATCTGATACTGAAAGAATTGGATGAGTGTCTGCAAATCTAATTTCCATATTATGGCCCGTGTACGACGTATCTAATATTGAATTATTAGAATGTTGTTGACTGTTTATAATAGTGTTCGTCGTGGAACCGTATATGACTTTATTGTTTGTATATGTATTATCTGAAGAAGAATTTTCCAATATTACATTTTTTTTACATATTAAATAATCGGTATTCGATCCGCCGTATATTTCAACTAGCCTATTTTTCAAATTTGATACAGTTGTGACATTCTTTTCTACAACAAGGTGAATTTTAAATTTATCATTTAAACGTTCATCAACTGGTTTAAATTCTGCATTTTGCTGAGCTCCACCAAGCCTAATAAAGTTCATGTTGCCTCCTTGCGAATAGCCGTTTGCATCCGTCGCTAAAATATCAATTTTCTTAATTTGTAAAAGACCTAATTCAAAAACACTTTTATTGTCATCGTTAGTTTCGTTCCCTATAAAAGTCTTAGCACTTAATAATGGATAATAACATTTTAACTTATAATCAGATTTAGTTATATTCAACATTTTTGTTATATTTTGTTTAAATTGTCCAAAGGTTAAATAGTCTTTGTATATGCTATATTTATCTATAATAGCCGTCGCGCCCCCGGTACCATCTATTTCTACCTCTTCGGTGCCATCATAGCCGCTTCCACCAAAAGATATATCAATCGAAGTTAAAATACCGTTTGTTAATACAGCAGTTGCGGTAGCGGCCGGAGGAGGATCTATAGTCACGCTAGGAACACTCGTATATCCGGAACCACCCGAATCTACATCTACAAGTACCGAAGTGACAACGCCGCTTTCGTCAATAACTGCAGTTGCGGTAGCGGTCTCACCCGAGGGTGAAGGTTCAATAGTAACCGTAGGAGCACTCGTATATCCGGAACCACCTGAAACTACATTAAATGAGGTGACAACGCCGCCTGCTAATACAGCAGTTGCGGTAGCGGCCGGAGGTGCGGACTGAGCGATAGTAACTATAGGAGCACTCGTATATCCAGATCCACCATTTGTAACAATGATACGGGTGATAGCACCGTAAGGTTTTTTAGAAGCCATTCTGATATTTTTTCCTAAGGGCCAAATTTTTTCAAAATTATCATTATCTTTTGTGATATTAATCCAAATATGTTCGTAATCGTTTATGATTGGAGAATTTTTAATTCGTATATCTAAATAACTTCTTAAATCATATTCTGTCGCAGATGTTGTATCTGGTGTGTTGTCGTCGTTGTATAAAATCCTAACGGATTGTACCAAATCCAAGGTTTTAATATCATCCAGTGTTAAATCATCGTCATATTCCATTTTAGTAAGTTTGTTTATAACTTTAATATCGCTCTTAATATACCCGAATGTATCCACGATAAAAGTTTTTAGGTTGTTTATTGTATAACTAGTTAAGTCATCAACTAGAAATCCAAAAAAATTAAGTTGCTCATGAACTAATGTTTCATTTTTTTTGTATAAAGTTGACATTGGATAATAATTGTCAGGTGTTTGATAAATATCCACGTCTTCCCAATTTAATCCATTATCGTAACTCCTTTTAATCTCGTTATTATTATCTTGATTTGGAGATAACGCCATTAAAACTTTTTCTTTTGCCCCGGTTATATATGCGTAGTTTGTATCGTCATATTTAATAGATGAAGATACTAAACAATCTCTGTAATTATAACTTTCAAGTCTTTTAGAAACTGTATCTCTCTCTGGAGTAAATGTAAGACCCTGTATAGTTGTACCATTTAATGTGCCGCTCCAAGACAAACCTGTAATAATAAATGTTGTCTGATAATTTACATCATTTGTACGGAAATAACTATCAGGGGCCCGCAATACTTCATTGTTGTGATATTTAAAACCGGACATTATTAGGCTTTTATTTTCATAAAATATTTTTACTATTATATTGAAATCTTTAGAGAGATAATTGTTAGTTACAACTAAATCACTTGAATTTATACTAATTGTTCCATTTGAATTTTGTATTTCTAATACTTCGTAAGGAGACTGAGAAGTTGTTGCCGGTCTACCTCCAACAATCAATAAGTCTTTACCATCTACATTTATCATGATAACGTCTATAATCTCTGAAAAATTACCTATATTAAGATTAGACGACGACCATGTATTACTTGACAAATTTTTAACGTCAATGTTGGAGGTACCTTTACCTACTACTATTTCATAATTAACATTGTCGCAAGTAACGTTCAACGTTTTATTTATGTAAGAGACATTAGGTAGGTTTTCTCCTTCTGGAGAACTTGGTATTGGTAATGAACTATTTGAATAATCTACAGTCATAAGATTATAATCTTCTCCTCCAAAAGAAAAATTTTTACTAATGTCTCCTTGTCCTACATTTTGTAAGTCGATTTCTTGTCCTCCCGGTGATGTATCAACAAATGTAAAGTCTGTTATCTCTGAATCCATTTCAAAATTCAAGTAGATATCCCCTAGCATATCGCAGTTTTCGTCTGGTGTAAAAATTTTGTATCTTTCCGATGTTATACTTTCTACCTTACCAGAACAAGTCATTTCAGAAATATTGTGTCCATGTAAAATTTGTTTAGTGGTATCATTTTCTGTTATAAAAACCGAGTGTATTTCTTCATCGTTATTTATTTCATTAGTAACTGATATACCCTGTGTGCCAGTTCTGTTATAAGCGGCATGAGCAGCATGTGCTCCTCTCCCCATGGTGTTAATTAATATAAGTAAATATAATTATTTATATTATTTAACACATACAATAATTAATTACACATTTAATTATTTAAT